TGCTCCCAAGGTGCGGTATCTACAATGGACCCTGTTTTGGTCTGTGCATGACTTGATCCATGACTTTACAAGAGCAGAGCGTTTCTGAAGCATAAAGTATGTAGCCAATGTCTCTGCAACCGGGATGCTACAATTGGACAATGTTTTCTCGTCCACCTTGGGTTGACCAGTGGGAGTAAGTTCTTTGGGAACCCACCCAAGTTCAATTAGCCTAGATGCTATTTGTTGTCTGGATGATGGGTTAAAGTCAATAATCCTGTCTTTTAATCTTTTACCTGTTTTATCGGAATACCTCTCTTCGACAATTTGCGGGAATAAGTTACGACACTCTTGTTCGATCTGTTCCTGTTCCAGGACAAGGGAATTGTACAGCTTAACAGCTTTGTCCTTGTCCAGTTTAAAACCATTGTTGCTGATCCGGTCTGCTACAATCCTCATACGATGCTCGTCTGATATAGACTTCTCTGAGAACTCCAGCATAGCATTCTGTAGGAAACGATACAGGTGCCTACAGACTGTAACATCTTGTCTGCAATATTCTAACATTTCTGGGGTAAAGGCTGTGAAGTCGTTAAACTCTACTTTCTCGTACCCTAGACGAGTACCCCATGATTTTAAGCTGTGTCCTCCTTCCCTGGCTGGGTTATCCATCATTGACAATAGAAGCGTGTCCCGCATCTGATCCATTGTAAGACGTATGCCCCACAACCTAGCCAGTACAGGAAAGTCAAAGCTAAGGCCGTTGTGGGCGACTACCACAGCCCCTTTAAGATAGTCGGCTAACCCGTCTGGTTCTAGCCATTCTTTAAAACATACAGATTCCTCGTAAGTAACTACGCAATAGATTAAAGTAGCATCTAAATCGTCTGTTTCTATGTCGAGGAATACTGTTCTCACCTGTCGTCTCCATCCCCCTTCAGTACGTGGCGTTTTTGCCTGTCTTCTAGTTTCTTTAAATTGACTTCAGCTACCATGGATAAGTTAGTGCCTATCATTTTAGACATTTCAGAAACAAACCACAACACATCTCCTAGCTCTCTTTGCATTTTAAGATTTGGTATGGCTCCCCTGTCTCCCCTGATCCATTTAGAAACTATACTAGATATTTCTCCTGCTTCTGATGCCAGCCCAGTGGCAAGATACTCAAAAGCTTTCTCTTTAGGATACACAGCAGTTAAAGAAGCCCTGCGCTGATACTCGTTCATGTTCATTATCTTCTCCTAGTGTAGCTGACCTTGTTTTTGAGAGTATGTGTTACAAATTTTACCGTATCTGTCATAGACTGTCAAGACAACTTGTTTAATTTCAATTGGCTTCCAATTACGATCAAAGAGTTCTATCTTTGGTTTTTTAAACATTGCCTAAAGCTCCCCAAGAGATTGGAAAAAGTCTTTCACACTGCTTAGATATCAAAGACGCAACCTCGCTGGTTTCCTCTTGAGCATCCTTGCCCAAACGCTGCTTACAAACCCTGGAGAAAGCATAGACAGAGCCTGTCCAATACCATTCGGTAAACATACTCTGGGGCAAGACCATCCTTGCCATCTCAGGTGCAACGCCTTTGTATAAAAGATTATTGTAGGTCCATATGCACTTTTTAACAGCATGGCGATAGTCGTCCACCATTGCAGGTCCAGATTTAGTAACAGGATTAATATCGATTATTTCCTCAGAGCTACCCTGTTTTTTATCCACAGGCTTCCCTCGCCATTCTTTAGGATAATAAAACTCAGGCTCTTGGTCAACATATCTCCTGCTAATTTCGTTCCATGACAAGCCTACCTGATGCTTTGCCAATTGCCTAGCGACAAAGATAGGGGCCTTGATCCTAAACTGAACACTGGTGTGGGCAAACGGAGACCAGTGATTATTATTGGCAAGGTACTTTATAAGCTTAGTGTCGCCAGTTTTGACATACTCATGCTCTTTGTCGAAGCTCACCCTGGCAGCGTTGACCACTGAAAGATCACTACCCATAGAGTCCTTTAAAGCAACCTTGATCATCCCTGTCCTCTCATGCGTTTTCTCATGCCTTTAAAACCAGACCGTTTGGAAACCTTCTTGGAGTGATTGAAGGGTCTTAGCTTGTTTCGTCTACGCACCTTGGTGCGGGGAGTATAGGTTAAGGTATTAGGTTTAGCCATTGTTTTCATCCACCTTGGCTAACATCTCCAGCGTATCTTCCTCCTTATCCATATTGTCTACAGCATTCTTCAAATGCCAAAAGGCAGAAACAAGTTTGCTGTAGTCACTCAACCACATATCGCCATCACATTCCATCAATGTAGAAACTGGATCACAAACAATTGGCTTCAGACGTCTGATAAACTCTTCAGCTGTGATTTCTTCATCGTAAGACCATTTAATCATCTCAGAACTCCTCTGTTACTACATCCATTCTACCAGAACTCTTGTCGTATAGCAAGCGGTCAGCTGTACCAACGTCACCAGTGTATCGACATTTCAAAACTCTGAGGGTGGTAGTGTTGCACTCCACAGGATCATCGCTCTGTGTGTTCCTTTCCAGGGAAATCACGCTGTCGCTGATTTGGCTTATCCCGTGACTGCCCCTGAGATGCCCTAGGTTGACCTCCATGCCTTCCTCATGCGACCTGTCAGACGACAAGCGTCTCAGGTGTGTGACTAGGTGTATGCAGCATCCTGTCTCCTCAGTGACCTGTCTCAGGAGGGTCATGGTGCGGTCAATTGCCTTACGCTCGTCAGTGACCTCCAAACCTGACACTAGGATACTGAGATGGTCAATAAATATCACTTGACAATCTAAGCCCTGTACCATGTACCTGACACGATCTAGCAGGTCGTCCATCTCCAACGATCCAAAATGATCGTAGATAAATACTCGCCCAGTTCCTAGAGTATTGTCAAAGTATTCCCTGATTTGTTCTCTCGAATACTTCTCGAATACTTCATTAAGATGTAGGCGGTCGTTGGCCTCAACCGCCAGGATTCCACGCCTAGTGCGATCCACTGATTCTTCAAGGGCAATAATGCCAATGCTCTGGTCTGTAGTCTTTAGATAATAGTGTTGTAGCTCCCGTAGCAGAGAACTCTTGCCTACCCCTGTGCCAGCTGCCCAAGTGACGATCTCCCTGGCCCTGGTGCCAAGGGTCTTGCTTTGCAACTGTGGAAAGGGGAAAGGCATACTGCGTAGGTTCTGTTCAGACCATAGCCCGTCAAAGTCCGTGGCGGCGTTCCTGATGCCAGCTGGGGTGTAGCACTGGGTATTCTTCAGCCGTGCAAGGAACTCGCTCTGTAGGCCCTTGGCAGTGTACTCACAAGCGTCCTTGTGTTCTAGCTCTACGATGTACGCCTTGCCGGGCCTGAGTAGCCTAGCGCAGCGTTCAGCGTTCTGTCGAGCCTCTGGCTCTGAGTCAAAGCAGATGAACACCCGCTTGAATTTCTCAAGCAGTTCAAGATTGCTCTTGAAGTCACGCTCTGCACTGGCTTGTCCTGATCGTATGGACATTACATGGACAATCTTGGATGAGTGTCTGCCCTTGCTGTAGGTCTGAGCATCTGGTGAGACACTGTTAGCCATCTGGAACGCTGCCAGTGCGTCTGCTTCGCCTTCAGTGACAATCAGGGTGTTGGAACTTACCCCGACATCCTTGCCCAAGGTCTGCGCTCCGAAAAGAACTGAATTCTTGAAGTCTCCTTCTGTCTTGAATTCCTTTCCTTGCAGCCTGATCTTGGCAGCAACTCGCATACCGTCGTTGTCGAAATAGGGAAAGACAACTCTAAGGTCGGTAGCGGTCACTTCGTAAAGGTCTTGTACTGCCTTGGATATATTCCTGGAGGACCAAGGCGTGTCTGGTTTGGGTTGTTTTCTCAAGGGTTGCACGTAATCCTCTCTTGTCTCGCCATAGCTATTACAACTGAAGCAATATGTATGCCCGTCGTTGTAAACAGCCACGGCATCTGATGATTCACATTTGTCACAGGGTTGGTGGGTCTTAACGGCTACAACGTCGCTCATCAATGATTTACCTTCTTGCTTAACATCTTCTGAAGACCGTCGTCGTCTTCCTCTTCCAAGTCTACATCAAAGTGAGGCTCCTGGTCAAGATACATTTTAAACTCTTCCAGGGCCATGCAGATAAAGTACTCAGCTGGTTTGTTATTGATCTCAGCCATGCTCATCAGGAAAGGCGTGACCGACTTGTCCAGACCAAACACATCCTCCAACCCTTTCATAAAGATTTGAAAGGGTAGTGACGGAGCGCCGCCTGTAATTTCATTATTCATTTGAACCTCTTGAACGCTTGTGTTTCCGCCATCCAACAGTGGACATCTCCCCTGCCAGTGCTGCATACCCTGCTATATCGACAAAGCTATCGTCCTTGGGAGTCTCGATACTGCGGGCGACTTTCATCAAGACAAGCATCATAGCAACATCGACAGGGGTAAGGTCGTCAGGCTTTGAGCGGATATAGGTGGTCCACAATGCTGCGATCCTAGCATGGTTCAGAGATGCGTCTCCGTATTCCTTGGCACGTTCGCCATTGATCAGATTACGGGCGGTTTCCAGGATTTCGTCTCTATTCATCTTCTACGGTATCCTCAATGTAGTACCCAACAGGGGTCAGTCCTTCATGGGAAAAGTCATTGTCCATGACCTCTTTAGCGTCATAGTAGGGACGCTTTTTTGTCGTTTTGACACGTTGTCGATACAATGGTGATTGTAGGGCATGTGCCTCTTTTCCTCGGCGCTTCATCTTGGTCTCCATATTGTAGGCTGTTATTAATAGTTTTCCGACAAGTCCTGCAAACATTGAATATTGTCGTCCTCTTCGATTTCATAGGTAAACGCTTGGCGTATGGCATTTCGACAAACAGAACAGATATCGTTCTCCAATGGCTGATTGTCTGGTAGTTTTGCGTCACAGATGGCGCATCTCATTTTATCCTCCTTCGGTGTCGCTCTATAGAGTACTCTATAGAGTTACAGTGTAACTTTATTAATATCTCTATTGTGTACTCTATAGAGTATAATATAGTACGACACTGTCGATTGTCAAGGGGTAAGAATTAATAAATGTCTGGATTGGTCTTTTCTG